ATTTGTAACAAAACCATCTCGAATTCCAGGTATAGCTAAAATATTAATTCTAGAAGCGAGAGGATCTGTTATTATTCTAGCAGCAGTTCTATATGACGATACAATATTATTATCAACGCCTACACCAGGTGACGCGCTCGAATCTAGATTTAAGTATGCTAAACCATCTCCAGTTGTAGAACCAGCTGCTTTACCGCCTGACTGAATTGATGCAGCTCGATCATTCATTAATCGCTGATCTTTATCAAATATGTTCAATCCATCAAAGCCACCATAAAAAATATTAGTAAATTTAAGATAATCTGTAAATTTATTAAATGCTGTTACCGATGTATTTGCTGCCAATGAAGCGAATGTCAATCTTCTAGTCGCTGCTGCAACATCATTAATTGTATAGTTTGGCGTAACAAGCTTTCCATTTCTAATATAGGCTGCTTCTCTAATATGCTCATTTGCTGAGCCTGTTATTTCTGTTGTTACTGCAACTGATAAAGTATCTGCAGCTGTTCGTTGATTGTTTAGTGCAACTCTTGCTAATGTAAACTTATTGTTGTTAAAAGAATCAGCGCCGGAACCTGTAACTAAAACATCTAATTTCTGTATGCCTAGAAACTTTGAATAACTTTTAATTAATTCGTTATCGCCGCCAGTTGAGCCTTGACGTAGTGCTGCACTGCCAATACTTCCAGTTAAAGGTACTCTATCTGTTCTAACGCCCCAAAAGAATCTATTGTCTGCCAACTCCAAAGAACCAGGTTCTCCTGTCTGTGTTGGTGAAGTTGATACTGTGCCACGAGTTTGTTTAAATCTAAATGGTACGGGCGGTAGTATTGAATTTTGAATATTTGCGTCGACAGGTGTTATAGAAGCAGAAGTAAAACCTAATCTTTTCCCTTCAGAACCCTCAGGTAAAATTCCAGTCAAATTATCTGTAAGGTTGTCATTAAACTTTAGAACAGGTAAACCTCTAAATCCAAAAGGTATAGAATCCTGCGGAATTATTTTGTTTGTAACATCTGCATTCATGATTATTCTTACATATGATGAATTATTTGGTGATATACCTGTTACGCGCAACCTTCTTTCTGAATCAGTTTCAGCATCAAAATTAAATTCAGCTTTCATATCACCAATTTTTGTGCCAACATAGCTATCATCACCAGGATTTAATGTACATAAAGAATATCTTTCAATAACTTTCATATTTGTATCTGTATCATTAAGATCTCTTACTAACACAGAGAATGTACAGTAAGGATCTAAAATGTTTGTTGATTTTCTAATATTAGCTATTGAAACTTTTACTCTTTGTGATCCTATTTCACCGTCATCCAAAGATTCAAAATGAAACAAGTCATATTCTTTTGACCCGTAAGGTTGTGATATAAAAGATGTAGTTCTTGATGTTTGATATCTTGTATTAAATTTTCCAAAAAGATCTCTAAAAGAAGTACTAGTATCACCGCCTGATACTGTTGTGCCGTCTGAGCCTGACATTAGTGCGACTGAGTATTGTGTATCGTGATATGCTACTTTTGCAAGTTCAGATTCAACAGAAAAGTCACCGTAAAGTATGTGCTGCATTGAATGAAATCTATCTGGGCTCGTGTTTAATACTTTTGAAATATAATAGTTGCTAGAAGGATCAAGCGATGCTGTTATAACTCTAATTCCGTCACTATTATCATCAGATGCAAAGCTAGAACCCATAATTGATGATGAAATAACAAGCTTAAATGTCCCTTCTTCTTTAGTACCGTTATATTCACTAATTGTTGCAACATCATTATCTGCAATTGATTTGCCAGTGTATATATCGTCATGATCTAATATTTCCATTCTAGAGCCAGAAGCTAAAAATATAGCTGCTCTTATTAGATTAACATTGGCTGTTGCTGTAATTCCAAAAGAATCGTTATCTGTAAATAAAGGATATCCTATAGCTTCATCACTATGAAGTACTTCATGAGTTGCTGCAATAAACTGCACTGTGCCTTTGTGCATTTTTTCTGCATTGCCTGCTATACTTCCTGCTTCTGATCCTTTAATTATAAATCCTGCACCTTGAACTACACCTTGTGCAATTGTTGTAGATATGTGTGATAATGTTCTATTTGCACCCGCGCCAAGAACTCTTACATAAGTTAAAGCAGTTTTATTTTGCAAAAATGCATCAACTGCATATGGTCCAAATCTATCTGGCGAAAGGCTTCCAAATTTAAACTCAAAGTCTGAAAAAGAGCCTACTGTGATTGGCACAAATGCTGGGCCTCGTTCTGCAGTGCCCACAACTCCACCCGGGACTCCTTCAATTATTGACTCTCGAGAAGATAAATCTATTTCTCTCTCAAAGAACCCTGGTGATCTGAATGTTTGTTCTTTCATTATTCACTCCTAAATACATATAACATAACTATCTTATTCACCCCTAAAATTCAACAGTATTATTCATTCTGTCTTTCAATTTCAGTCATTATCAAAGAAGATGCGACAGTTTCACCAGCTCTTTGATTTCTATGTCTTATTTTAGAATACTTAATATTACCCTCTCCTGTGAAAGGATTTTCTATTATTTCTTCAACAACAACTGAGAGATCACCTCTCTGATTTTCTTCTGATGGGTTGACTAAGTCTGTTAAGACATTTTTAATAAATTTTTCTTTCTTTGTTTCTTGTTTATTATTATCAATAATTTTTTTATTTTGATTTACATAACCAAAGTCAATCATAGGTGCAGAAAAATAAGATCTTGCAAGATTTGGTATGCCTGAATGTTTGGGGTTTAAAATATAGCCAGGCACTGTTAACATTATGCTATGCTTAATAATTCTTTCTTCATCAGAGTAGTTATCAAAATTTGCATTATTGTTAAAAGGAGGTTTGAAAAAGGCAACTAATTCAAAACCGTCTTCTGTGTTCATTGTTATCTCTTCGCCTTGTCCTTCAAAATTAAACAATAGTGTTTCTATCATCTGATTTGCTTGTGTTATGTACTGTGTCCAAAAAGTAACTTCGTAGCTAACAGAAATAAAGTCTGGGTATGGTATTTCTATTATTTCAAAAATATTATTACCTAAATTTTGATTTAAATTAATTAATTCTGAATTATTTGTAAAGCTTAAATTATTACCATTTCTTCTAGATGCGGCATAATCAGGCGGTGCTATATTACCTGGCACTATATCGTTAGCAGAGAAACCATTTCTAGAAGAAACATTTTTTTGATTTCTTAGGCCCATTTTATTAATTACGTTTTGGTATTCTCTGTCTTTTTCAGATAATCTTCTTTTAATAATGTACGAAGGTTGTTCTCTAAATGATATTGCGGTTTTTTTACCACCTTGATCAGCTGAGAAATCAACTTCATTTCTTATAATGGATATTAATGGTAAAATAAGCGCGTTATTCTTATCTCTAATCGGATTTTTTCTTCTAGTCAGCGCAAATCTTTCGCCCGATGCAAAAACAACAGGTACTTTTTTAGACTCTTTCTTTTGTGTGGTTTGAAATCTTAATTTTTGATCAAATAGATTAAACACAGCACGATCAATATTTTCAATACCGATGCTAGGGAAGTCAAAATCAACAGGTGGATTATCACCATCAAACTTTTTAATTATCTTTTGTCCGCCGGCATTATTATTGTCACCACTAGCATCTGCATCAGTGCTTGAATTACCCAGAGTATGTCTTGTAGATGAGCCTGGCATAAATTATTCCTCATCACCATAAAATGCAGACCCGGCACCAGTCTCGTCACCTTTTTCTGAAACTTCTTTAGGCTTGCTTAGTGGTGTATCAAGAACACCATTTTTTTGTAGGTCGCGAACATCATTTGTCTTGCCTAATTTATTTTCTGCATAGCCGCGTTGTTGCACAAATGTTTCTTGTACTGAATCTGAGTCTGTATATTCTTCAGAAGTTGGTCCGAATATTTTAGTTACAAATTGACCTTTTCTAGCTTGCTTTGCCTTAATAGATATAAATCTTCCATGCTCAATTTGACCAAATATTACATCAGCATCTGGGCTTTGTGTAACTTCAAAAAATACTGTTCCGTATGAAAAGAAGTCACCTTCTAATATTTCTATTTTTTTATCTAACAAATCTCTACTTTGTATGTAAACCTCCAAACTGTGGTATTTTTCAGAACCAAATTTATTTGTTCTTGTTTCTGGTTGTTCGTACTTTACAAAGCAGTCTATTTCTATCGGATTATCAAATATTTTCTCTGGTGATTCTTCATAAACATCATGCACTTTTGATTTAATTTCGCTTATTGGATAATAATATATTTTTTGGCCTACCACGTCTTTGACCAGTTCTTTTGCAATATCGTTAATAAAATTAATTTCGCGTGGTGTTATAAAAAATCTACCCATACTTTTACCCCATAAAGATTGCTTTTCCGTTTGGTATTGGAACATACTTAAGTTGTTTATTCATATTCTCAGCTCTTGTTGCTTGCATTTCTATAATCTTGTCATACGTCATAGTATCTAACATTTCTTTAAGCGAAGTTACTAAATCTTTTTTATCTTCTCTTCCTTGTGTTATCAGCTCTGATCCGTTTAAAGATACCTCAGCACCTGGTACTGGAATTGTTCCAAACTTAGATCTTATCAATCCTAAAGTTTCTCTAGATAATGCTAATGAATATTGTCTTATCCATTGTCTACCAATCGAATTAATTTTATTGTATTGTATATTTCCAAAAGGGAGATTGCCCATATTTGAAACGCCAAATATAGAAGCATCTTTATACGAAGGTGAGTTAGGATCTGGGTATTGCTTTACCCTTAACCATAATTTTGTTCTTGAGCCTACACCAGAAGGAGTTGGAAATAATCTTATTTTTGTACCTTCAACTCTATAACTATAATTTGATCTTCTTACTCTATTTGATAAATCAAGCTGTCCCGCACGAAGGATATCTTCAAAAACAGGCAGTACATAAAATATAGTCTCTGGTGTAAAAGATTCAAAACTAAACTCATTATTAAGATAGTTGATTGCGCTTGTTGTATCAAAAAATCTATACGCTGCTTGCGGATTAAAATGATACACTTCTGAAATCTTTATCTTTCCTTTAGTGTTATCAAAAAATACAGCACCTGTCTCACCTTTCATTTCTGTATATATGTCATAGTCCTGGCGGCCATTCTCAAGCTGGATTGACCCCGATACAGTATTGTATGAGCCACCGATGCCAGCCTCCATCGCATAAGGTTCTGCAAATCTTGACAAATACTCTAGATTTTCTCTGGGATACTTTTCTTCACTTCCGGACATCGAGCCGGTGGGAAATCCAAGGTAATTTGCAAGCTGAGACTTGGCCTGATACTGATTTAAAATAGAACTATACTCTAGTACAGATTCTTCAAAATTTCCGAATATCTGTTTCTTTGTAAGTTCAACTGAGAGAACATCATCTCCCATTTTTCTTTTGACATAAGTCACCATATTATCAGCTTCTAACTGAAAATCTGCTTCTAAGTCATAGAAGCCAAATGGTGTTGGACTTGTTATTTGTGTGAATGTAGCCACGCTGCTCCCCAGCTTATATCAATAGCAATCTTTAATATATATGTTAATACAACTGGACTAGACAGAAAATATTGCGTTTAAACTCGCTTTCTTTTGCCTTTTATTTTTTTATATACTCTTTCGCTAATAGCTGAGTCTATTCTATGCCCGTCGACACCGTGTGCTTCATGTGCTTCATCCATATTACCAGCATTATTTGCATTTTCTAAAAGACTGGCGGGAATATCAGTTTCTATTTTTCCTGAATACCATTGCACATCATAAATGGCGATATCTCCAGATTCATTAAGACTGTGCCATAGCACCTTACCAATTTCATTTAAAGCAGAATCCTTCCGCTTAACATGTGTAAGTCACGTATGCCCTATGATATCATCGTGAGCGCTAGTTTTAGAATCGATTTGATCTATTCCGTAATCATAGTCTTTAAAGTGATTAAGTTTTGACAAAGACTCATTAATAAGCTTAACTAGCTGCCTTCTTGTTATCCTCATTGGTTGTCGTAATCGCCAGAAAGGATATCTTCACAGCATTCCAAAAGTGCAGCTTTTGTAATTGGACATGAACAACATTCAATAAGACATTTTACTGCCTCACAACAATCTTCTCTGCTAACAGATCCTGCTGAATTCATTGGAGTTGACATTGATTTCATCATTGGCATTTTGTCATGCATATCATCTTCATACTCATCGCAACCGCATGGTGACATTCCACATGCATCACATCCGTGCTCATGGCTGCCAACATGCATATCATCACCGGTAAGCGAGCTCATAGGTGTAATTGCGCCAAGTGGTGCCATTCCCATCATTTTAAATTCACTTAATATTAATTTTTGTAATTTTTTTCTATTTAACCGTGACATTTCTGTGCCTCCTTAAAGCGTTCCTTATTAAATATACCTTTGATCATGTAAATACCCGTAGATTATAACCTCGTTTGCAGAAAACATAAAAAAAGACACCCACAAGGAGTGCCTTT